CGGCAGCCGAGATGCTCGATTCTAGGTGGGCAAAACAGACCCCAAATCGTGCTAAAAAATTAAGCAGTCAGATGGAAGAACTAGCTAACTAGATTAGTTATAAGTTCTCTAGTTTTATTATACGAATATTTATACTCGTCTTTTAAAAGATTGACTATCGCCGATAGAATAAACGGCAATGGCATATTTAATTTTTTCTTTCTAGAATATTTATCTATGGGTTTCCCATACTTATCTGTAAATTCTTTTACTAGTTCCTTAGTATTGATGTATTCTTCATCCCAGAAGAACTGACCATCTTCCCAATCGACTTTCAAAGTGTATAAATTAAATTTACTTTTTGATGAAGTTTGGTGAGATGTTGTCATTTATTTCTGTCAAACCTCCAAGTATATTAATTAATTTAGAAGACTCGTAAAAAGGTCTCTTAACTAAATACTGAACTATTTCGTTTCTTTGTTGTTCAGTTATCACGTAATTTTTTTGAGTGTTCTTCTCATCACTTTTCGTCATGTATTTCTCCTGCTATTGCTGAATAGCCTACCATATCAATAAAATTATCCATATGACTAGACCCTGTTTTAGTTCTAGCTACTTTAAGTAGTAGCATACATATCGCTACATTTTCAGCAGTAATGTTTACTCCTAAATATGTAGACCAATATCGAGCTATCTCATCATGTAATTTCTTTTTATCACCATAAGTCTTAGCTCTATCTCCAGACACTAGGTCTGCAGAAACTTGTAGTATCTCTTCTGTTTTCATTTAATTACTCCATATTTTTCTTTTAAATAGTTATATCTTTTTTCATATTGCTTTTCTTCATCTATCATATCTAATAACTCTTTTTCTAATGAGTATATTTTATTTTCGTATAAATAAAATTTATCTACATCATCTTCTTCATCAGCATTAAAATGTAATGTAATGTATTTTTCTAATAAAGATATTTTATTAGCTACTTTGTGCAGTATAAATTTTACGTCAGACCTTTTAGCAATACCAACATAAAGAGTATACATAAATTCTTGCAAGGTTATGGAATCACCACATAATTTTCTATCCATCAATCTTCCATCATTATATATATTCAACATTAGTTGATTATACATATTTTTTGCACTAAGTTTATTGAAGTATTTAAAGTCTATATCATGTTCATACTCACTATAGTAGAGCATAATTATTAAAATCAATCAACTTGTTAATAGGAACTAAATATCCCCAAGAAGTATTATTATCACCCCCAGGAACTTTATTGAAATTATTATTATCTATTATATTTATTAAGTCTTTTGTCTTTACTGTTAAATTAAAACAAAATCTATCGCCGCTATAAAAATTTACAGTCCACCACTCTGCTTCTGTTTTTCTAATGCCACTGTCCTTACCTCTACTTTGATATTCACAGTAGTGATTACCTGTTGTAATCCACTTATCTCTTTCTGATTTTACCTCTGTCTTATCTCCCTCTTGTATCTCCCCTACCACAAACTCCCCTTGTTTTCCCCATTCGAGGTCGTGTTTAAAATTACTATTATGTTTCATTCCTAAACCTCCTAATGTAATTTCTTTTTTAAATACTCGTTTATATCTATTATATTTCCTTTCCCATTTTTTTTAACATCATTCATTACACTCTCACCTACATCAATAAGATATTGAGGGTCTCTTATCATCATTTCTATAGCACCCATCGCTAGTAGTTGTACGGTGTAAGATTCATCAGAAGTAGATGGACTCTCTGTTCCATATGCTACAACATATTTATTTTTACCGTAGGGTTTTAGCACTATCACAGTGCCTGAGTAGTCATCATTTTCATCAGTCATTTTTATCTTTCTTAGCAAGAAAAGTATACCAGAAATGTCTGGGATTCTTAGAACGGTGATTACCATTCTCATCAAATACTTGTTGTGGTAACTTCTGTATCTTACCACCCCAACAAGGGTGTTTAAATGAACACCACTCACAAACACTATCTAATCTTTTGTTACCAGTTAGTTTATTTCTATAGGTCTCTTCTACTTCATCAAAGCATCTTTCAAATGGTTTGTTTTGCATCAAGGCATTTATATTATCATTAGCCACCTTGAGACCCCTGTCCTTATACACCTTATCATCTTTAGGAGGTTCTGTTAAACAAATTTCACCAGATGATTTGTTAATTACAATCCACCCACCAAAATCTTTTTTCTCAGTATCCGCATATAAATAACCTTGTGATAAGTATCCAAACACATCCTTCTCTGCAACAGCACCGAAGCCCATGTTGAATTTGTTTTTAAATGACCAGTCACTAGCAGATTTAATATCAAATATTTTGTTATTAATTTCTATATCATAAGTTCCAGTCAAGCCATTTTCAAAGTATTTGTTTTTTCTTTTCACACCTTTTTGTTCACTATCAACTTTTATACCAGATGATTTTATTATAAAAACAGTTAGTGCCTCTATCATATCTCCTATTAAAAATCTTAGTTTATTATTATAAGGACTTTGTTCTCTTTCAGCACCTGCTTTTTCCATTTGTAATTGACAAAGAGGTCTTCCAATACCAGACATTCTTACTCTAAAAGACCTATCTCTATTTGATGTGAATTGTTTTTTTATAAGAGCTTTACAGTTTTCTGCAAATTCGTCAATAAGTTTTTCGTCTATTTGCACAGGCGAGTTATCCGCCTGTACTAAAAAATCTTTTATCTTTTCAATTATTTCTTGACTCAAGAAGCTTCTACTTTACGCACAGCCTCTTTGTCATTGGCTTTTTTTTTCACTGCTTCATTATACTTTTGTAACACTGATGCATTATGAGCACTGACATCTTTTTGAAACAGAGTATAAAGTCTACCATCATCACTATTTTCTTTTGGGTCAGAGGGTACATCAAGAGATACTCTATCGCCGATAACTAAATGGTAACCCATACCAGTAGGACTGGGTACAGTTTTTAGGTGGAACTCATTTTGATGTAATACACCTTTTGTTAGTTGTATCATATCTCTTAAGGTAGCACCATTTTTTCCTTGAAACTTCATTTGAAAAGAACTATCAACACTAATCTTTTCATCTTTTGAATTAAACCCATCTAACTTTACTGTTCCGTAAATTACGGTATAAAATCCAACATTTCTGGCATCCTTTAATTGGTCATCAGATAGCTCGTTTCTTTTAGCTTGTGGAACATAATTACAAGAAGTTCCACCAAAAGTATCTTTAGCTTCTTCTCCATTCTTAATTAGTATAGATTCACCAGTATATTTTCTTTCTTGTGGTGAGTAAACTAAGAACTGTTGAAGTTTTATGAAGGGTCTTATAATTGCTTTTTCAAAGTATCCAAACTGCTCTGTAATATCATCCCAAAATACAAAGTACCCTCTATATTTTGCAACTCTGTCATTATTATTTTTATCTACATCCTTCTGATTTATTCTTAGATTCTTAATGAAAGATGGTTGTTCCTTCTTTATTCCACCCGTTTCTTTTCTTATTTCTTCTTCAGTCATATCACCAAAGATTGTTTTATCTGTCATATATTTCTCCTAAATAGTTTTAGTATCTAACCAATTATACCCCTTTTTTATTTCATATTCAAGGGGTATATTGAAATTAATTTTATATCTTTCAAACAGACTTTGTTTGATGTTGTCACAAGAGTATTTGAGCTTAGCTATGACATCGTTTACCTCCGTTGGATAAGCATCAATAATAATAGAATCATGCACTGTATTGATGATTTTACTTTTCATACCTGCTATTTGGTTGTGCAAATTAATACAAGCAACAGGAACTATATCGGCGGTTGCAAAACTTTGCACAGGATAATTACGTGTCTGTGTATATTTGTTTGAGCCGCCCCACTTCCTTTCAATATCAGGAAAAAACCATTGTTTACCTGATTTGCTAAGAAGAACCTTTGTTTGTAGAGTTAAATCCTCCACCTCTATCTGCCATTCAATAATACCTTTATATCTTTTTTTAAAAGTTTCATTCCATTTCTTACCTATCTCATCACCAGATGAGCCGCCGTACAAAGGCAAGAAAGTAAAAGCTTTAGCATCTTGTCTTTCAACATTTAAAGCATCGGCTGCAATTTGATGTATGTCTACACCGTTTAGTATATCACTCATAGCCTGTTCATCTTGAGATAAAAATGCTGCTACTCTAAATTCAAGTTGAGAAAAATCCATGTCAATAATTTCACCATTTTCAAATCTTGAGACTACAACTTTTTTTATTGGTAACTTATCGCCCCTTGGTATGTTTTGAAAGTTTGGGTCAGAACAAGATAGTCTACCAGTGACAGTTACAGTCTGATTAAAACTAGGATGTAATCTGTTATCTTCAAACACAACATTTCTCATCTTGTCTACAAATGTGGATAGATATTTCTCTAATTGTTTGTATCTAATTATATCACTTACAAATACTTTTAATTTACCATGTTGTCTATCGGCGATATACTCTAAGTTAGTTGTATCCAAGCTAAAACCATTTGCAGTAATGTTGTAACTACTTTTTGGTTTTACATTGAACCCTGCTATCTTACTTGTCTCTGTCAAAACTACACCTTGTTTTTTACATTTATGGCAAACATTTAATCTTTTTGAAGGTCTTCCATCTGCATTTGTTTTTCTTATATATCCTACGCCATGACACCTTTTACATTTACTACCTATCGTAAAGTAAACTGGCTTAGTTTGTGCATCTATTATATTACTAAAAGTATTACTTGGAAAATGCATAGGCTTTCTTCTTCTACCATTTTCATCTAATCCTAATCCAAAAGTTGTAGCCCAATCTTTTTTATCTATTATTTCTCTAGAATAAATTACCTTACACAATTGTTCACTACTTGTTATGTTTATTGGAGTATCTCCCATAACTTCTTGTATCGTATTATTTATTTTTACTTTCAAGGACATATACTCTTTATTTAAAATTCTTTTTAAGTCAGATAAATAATCAACATCAATTTGTATTCCGTTTCTCTCCATGTCAGTTAAGACTAATAAAAATTCATTAAGCATATCTAAGTGAGGAATCATTTTACCAGTAAGTTTACCTTGATAAGCTTCCTTTTGTTTTTCATATAGACTTTTAGTTATGGCAACATCATTTCTTCCATATGTTTCTAAATCTTTTATTGGTATATTATCTATGCCTAAACCAGAATCCACAGCACTTTCTAATGTGCTAAACTTATTTCCTACCTCTCTTCTTTCACAACACTCCGATAATTTTAAAGATTTTTTTTGTCCTCTTAACAAAACATATTCAGCTATCATAGTATCCCAAACTTTACCATTATATTTAAATCCACATTCTAATAGCCATGATAAATCAAATTTTAAATTATGACCTATTAATAAAGTTGTTTCATTTAAAATGGACTGTAACCTATGATAACTAACATTAGAGTCACCGTCATACTCGCTATGATTAAAAAATAAATATTCATCATTCACCCCCACGCTTACTAATTTATTTTCTGAATTATAAGGTGTATTATCACCTTCCTTTGTAAATGTTGTTTCAATATCTAGAACGCTAATCATTCTTCCTCCTTTCCGTATCCACACATTGGACAAACACCATCTTCTAAATCTATCTCACAAGATACACATATCTCATAAGAATATATTTGTTTATTTTTTGTAGTTCCTAGTTCCCTACCATTAGGAATTTTTTCCCACCAATTTTTTAATTTTAAATTAGGATTGTTATATAAATCTCTGGTCAATCTATGTACCTCGACTTGGTAGGTTGTATCTTACAATTTATCACTCCATGCCAACCTGTCAATTTATTTTTACTAATACATAAACTTCTAGTAAAGTCCTCATCATTTTCCCAATCATCTTTTTTTCCAATACCAATTATTAAATCTGCCTCAGCGGCTTTACCTGTTTTACTACCTTCCATAGTATTAAAACTAATATGGTTTCTATCATGTGCGTCACTACTAGCTTGGCATATTCCAAACACACATACATCTCTCCTACTAGCTATATCTCTTGTGCATTTATAAATCTCTCTAAGTTTTTCATGACTACTATTATAACTTCCATGTATTTCTACTTTATCTAATTGGTCTATAACTATTATTTGTGGTTGATACTCTTCACAATACTCATCTATTCCACTCAAGGTAAAATCTTTACAGTCATAAACATGAACTTTATCTTTAATTAATTTCCAACAATCATTTGCTCTGCTAGGTTCCTTGTCTACTTCATCTCTAGTCATGTTTGCACAAGCTTGTATCATTCTAAATACGTTTCTAGTTGGTTGTTCTTCGTTGCAAAAAATGGCTATATTATTGACTTTTTCTTGATGTGCAAATCCATTATCACCTGCAACCATGTTTATCCAAAAGGTAGTCTTGCCTGATTCAGGTCTTGCAAATATGATAGTGAAGTGTCCCTTGCCAACACCCTTCACATAACTATTCAAAGCACTTGGTGAATTAAAACTAAATAGTTTTGAGTAATCCATTTCTTGTAACAACTCATCTAAATCTTTTGTTACTTCAACAACACTATCGCCGATAGTATTTTCTTCTTCTAATATTTTTATAATTGATTTTATATCTTTGCTTCTACCTTCATAAACTTTTAAAAGTTCTTGAGAAGCTTTATGTGCAGTTTGAGATATATGTAATTGTTCTATTGTGTGTACAACACTATCTTCATTTATCTCTACCTCTTTTAAATCTTTTGATAGTTGTTCTGATTTTTCTTTTTTAGATTCTGTTAAAGTAGGATTATAAGTAAGATGATGAATGTGCAAGTCATCAGGCAGTATCTCTTTACAACTTTCAAGCTCATCATAAATTCTTCCGATGGTTTTATATATGTCATTTATATTTGCTAAACTTTCTTTACTTATCTTTTTTGAGTATCTTTGGTAGAACTCCCTTTTTAAACATAATTTTATTATCTTCAACGCCAATAAATTTTTCACCTGTGCCTCCTAATATTTTTTTGTCTACTGCCTTGTTAAATTTTTTTACCACCCTTTCGTACCTTTTAGCATTATTTAAAATACCAAATATCTCCTTGAGTTCTTTTTGATTCACATCAATCCTTTCTTTCGTTATCTTTCTCTTCACTATTTATACCTTTCGAATCTAATTTTATCTTCGATTGCTCATCAAAAGCTTCTGCTATATCTTTATCTTTAACAAACTTTTCTACATATTCTGCTCTTGCTTTTTGCATTCTTGCAACATCATCCATAGTCATGTTATCTCTTTGCCTTCTAATCTCAGCGTTCTTTTCATGTGCTCTTTCTAATCTCTCTTGATAAAATTTTTCTCTAATCTCAAACTCTTTTACTATCTTTCTTAGTTCCCTGCACTCTTTCTTAGATTTTTTTAATTCTTCTTGTACCTCAATTAACGTTGCCAATTAAACCTCCAATACATTTTTAATTTCATCACTACGATAGTATTTTAAATCTTGCTTTATCCATACTATCCTCTTATCTAAGTTGTAACTTAGTTGTCTTTCTATGTCAAATGATTTGGATTTTGCGTCAGGGTCAAGACATATCAATACACTTTTAAAATTTTTTTCTATGTAATTTTTATGTGGTTCACTTAAACTAGTACCCATGATAGCAACACCAGTTGCAACGCTTGACGCTCTACAAGCTGATATGCAATCCTCTACTATAACTCCCATGTCATTATCAACACCACATACAAACGGATAGTCACAAGAATTATATTTTTTCCAACGATATTTAGTTTCATACAAAGCTCTTCCTATTGCACCTTTTATTCTACCACCATGAATAATTAAAAAAACAAATCTATCTTCCTTTACATCATATCTAAATTCTAAATCTAGTTCTGATGGATTTAAGTTCCATTTCTTCATAAAATTTCTTGGTTTATTTCTTGTCATGGGACTGAAAAAGCTTTTAGGTAATTCATAATTATCATCTTTAATTTCTTTCTTACCAGTAAATATGTTCTGTAAATCATTCATAGAAACAGAATCATTATATATTCCATACTTATTACAGTTTGCATCAAAACATTCCCATTTTATCATACCATTTATTTTTCTTATCCTGATAGATTTATAAGAAAAGCAGTGCGGACAACTTATTCTATCTTGGTTTTTATTTTGTAGAATGCTATCGAAATCTATTAGTGATTTATCTTTTGATAAAAACTTACCAGATGTCATCATACTTTCCTTGTATCTTTTCATAATTTAAAACACCGTTAGGATGTTTATATTTTTCTGCTTTTTTAAAACTTACCACAGTTATAACTATTGCAACTATAACTATAAAATGTGCTATCGCCGTTAGTCCAAATATTAAAAAGCTTCCAAAGTATATTGAAAAAACTATGCACCACATCCAAGCTAACAACTGCATAACCATATGTCTGAGACCTTCATCAGGTATGTGTCGTAAAGGATTTCTTTCATGATTCATTACTCCTTGATAACAATCGTGTATAAATTTTCGCATCAGGCTTTATTTACCTGAATGCTTTCTATCCATTGACAAATCAATTTTTCAACTATTTCACTATGTTTTTTGTAATCACCATAAACTTCATAAATGAATGGTTCTACTAAGTCAAAGTCTACAGCTTTCTTTCTCCATTTTCTTAAAGAATGTAATACTGCTCTTCTTTTACTTACCTTGCCAGTTGCTACATCATGCTCTACTCTACTCATGTAAAATAATGCACGATTCTGTAAAAATCTACTTGTTTTACTCATGATATTATACCTGTGACTTTCTTAAATTATCTTGAGTGCATGGTATGTTTTCCCAGTTATGTAACATCACCAACTTAGAAATAATTAAACTAAATTGTCTTAACTGTTTCGGAGTAACATCTGACCAAACATTAAAGTCATACGACTTCTCCATGCTATCTACTTTATAACTACTTAATCTAACAGTTACACTATTTGTTGTTGGATTCATCTTTCAATCCTTCCATTAATTACTGTTAACGTTCTTTCTATCCTAGAGACTGCTGAATCTAATTCCTTCCTTAGTTTACTAGTATTTACGACTATCTTATTTCCTTTAAGTTTGTAGTATATCGGAACTCTAGTTTCACAAATAAATCTACTGTCGTTTACGTTGTTATATGCTTTCATTGTTTGTCCTTTCCTTTCTGTGGTAAGTCACCAATACCATAACCGAATGATGATGATTTATACAACAGCTTCACAAACTTTTCTAATTCTTGTGGTATTTGTTGTAGTGCTAGTAATCTCATCATGTCATTCTCCATACATTCTACTCTATACATTACTCCTTTGAACTTAAGTAATCTTATACTATCGTATCGAATAGATGTAAAGTCATGCTTCTTTTTTTGGTTCTTTTGGTATTCTTTGTTTTCAAATTCTTTAACACAAATACCAGTATTACTTACAGTGATTGGTGATACTCTATCGCCGATAGTCTTTTGTTCACCATCTATAACAGATTTATAATTCTTTACACCAAACCTGCATAGTGCTTCTCTGTAATCACCATTCTTTTTTTGAAATAAACAATAGAAGAATCCATTACCTATTTGTTCTTTTATGGTGTCTGCCAGAGTTTTATTTTCTATCTGCATTACTTTCATCTCCTTTATTTTGACAGCCATCACAAATTAATCTGTCATCATATTTACTCTCTTGATTGACATATTGCATCGTCATATGGTTATCTACTTTCTCACATTTATAGCATATGTCAGTTGGTTTATTTTCTGTCTGCATTTTTACCTACCTTCCTTAAGTCAACGCTATGTGTCATGAATAATACAGACTTTGATTTAGTATTCCAACAAAGCCCACAAGATGCACAACTTTTTGCTTTTCCAGATTGCTCAGGACAAACTATACCCTTGCTAGTTATATCCTCTGAGTTAGCTGAAAACTTATACTTTGGAAAGTTAGAGAATCTAATACTCCACCTCTCCCAGTATTTAGTATTCATCCTATTTATTCTATCGCCGATAGAATCTCTAGGATTGTGAGCTGTGTATCCATAGCAAGATATATTAGGATATTTATCTAGCCACTTCTCCCACTGCTTCACGTATTTTAAATCAGGGAAGTCACCTAGTACATGAAGTCTAATCAACACACCCTGCTTTTTATTATTTAAAATAGACAACTCAGCATCCATCTTTTTTATTGTATGCTTATCGTATTGTATTCTGTGAGCAAATGGCATTGTGTTACCATAACAATCGTACCAATGCTTACAGTATGTAGGACACGTAGCTCTCTCTTCAAACGTTACAGTATACATTAACTTACCTGTATGTCTGCCCTTCGTAACAGTCGTACCAAGTTTTATGTTCTTGGCTTTTTTTATAATCTGATACGGATAATCCTTGGCAGGGTAAACGTTCTTGAGATATCTAGTTCTATCTATTCTCATGATAGATTGGTATCCAAACGTTATCACGTTTTACTGCATACATATCTTGAACAAGAACAGAGCCAAACTCGCTTTGCTTCTCGTCATAAAACAAAGGAACTTCACAAAGTCTTGTGTC